CAGCTTCATATTTAACTTTCCAGTTACCCCTGAGAAGTCTTTCCCGCTCAATAGGATGTAAAGCGTAAAGGTTAGCCAAATAGGTAGGGTTAACCCTAATTAAAGCTGGATTATCAAAAATCGTAGCAGGAATAAAAGTAAAGCTTTTAATCAGATTATCTGGTGTAATATTAATATCTGTATTTGATAAAAACTTTTCTCTTTTATCTTTAGGAATAAGGTCAAAAAGTTCATCTTTAAGACTAAATTTATCGATTAGTTCTTCTTTAGTATCAGCCCAGTGGATTATGTTTTCTCGTCTAATAAAATATTTAACTATTCCCCCTCTTTCTTCAATAGCATACCCAGTCTTAGGGTCGATCCACCAAGAGATAAAATTAGCTACCCAAGAGTCAGCATCGGGGTTACAGGTTGCTCTAACTGCGGGTTTAATTCCCGATACTGAACGGTTTCTAGAGAGAAGATAGAAAAATTGTTCTTCTGTAAAATGGGTTAATTCATCAAAACCTATCCTTGCAATTTGTCCCCCTTGATAAACATAGACAGTTTTTTCGTATTGTAAATGTCTAAAAGATATTTTCGATCCAAATGGAAATCGCCACCCTGGAGGCTTTTCAATAAAATTACCTTTCACTGCTTGATAGATTTTTTGGCTTTCATCTATTAGTCCACCTGCTTGAGTAAATTCAGGATACGTCCGACGAAATATAACAGCCCGATAGTCAGGATTGCTAATAAATTCTTGACGGGCAAAATCAATTAATAGCCCGGCACTATTATGCGTAACTATATAATCATCTGTTAAATAAAGATGATTTGGATTGCTAACAGTAATACAACGAGCGTAATCAATTTCAGTTGGTTCAATAGAAACAATTCTTTTACCCGGCCAACTTGATCCCCCATTAAATTGTCCAAGCATTTTCGCTCTTTCAACTTTACGCGGCAAACTAAAAAGTAATTCAAGGTGATTTCCCTCAACAGCCACGACGTAAGCTGTACGACCATCTAAATGCTTCCCTTTGTATCTATATTTTGGTTGTCTTTTCGTAATCTTAGCCATATAACCCAAAGAACGAACCAAAGAAGCTACCTGAATAGCCAAATCTTTACTGGTTGTGCAATAGGAAACTTCTCTTTTTTTGTCTCCAACAGTTCCATCTGTATCAAAAAGACCTTGAGCAAACGCATAACGAAAATCAAGAGATGCTGATAAATAGCCGTCGGGAAATACTTTTTCCCACGCTCTTTTTCCTTTATATTCATTGTTGCTTATCCAAGACTTAACCCATTGAACTTTTGTCGCGTTGACGGATAAAACTTCTAAACGGTTATCTTTTATTGGTGTTCGTGTTTTAACGGTAGCTTCTTTCCCTAAAATATCAACGAGTTTATCAGCAATAAATCTATCAGAAGTTGTTACGATAATTGAATCACTACAATAAGAACCATCGCCTATTAAACAACCGTAAAAATAGGCTCTGCCAGTATCAGACCTGTTAAGTGCCGTAAATTGCAATGGCGCGTTAACTGGAACAATAAACCGTCTTCCTTTGCTAATCTCAGTAATCAACCAATTAGTATCCCTAACCCTTGCTCTTGTAATGTAATTAGTATTCCATCCTCTAGGTGTCAGATTCGACTCAATTCGATTAATCCCGTTACTAGACTTCCTGCGGCTATTACGGCGAGATTCCCAAAAAGACCATAAATGATCGCCACAGCATTCTGTACTTGTACCGTCTTCAAAAGAAACCCGATAAAATTGTTTAAATCCCTGTTCGTGAATTTGGATGATTTCTTGATACTGACCATCAGGATTCATAATCTTATCCCCGACTTTAAGATCAGAGAAGTCGATCCATTGACCGCTCCATCCCAAGACCTTTGAATCTTTCACTTGTGATTCATTAAAACTACTATTATATGATAATAGTCTTTTCCCTAAAAGCGCATCCGCCATAGAAAGCATTTTATCTCCAATCGCTTTTCCTGTCTTGGATGCACGCCCTGCTTTTCCACTTCCTGCGCCTCCGCCATAGAAAATTACATCAGCGTCAATTTCCCCAAATAAAGCTTGTTTTCCCTCTTGTAATTGAGGAAAAACAATTTCTTCTTTGGTGTTAACAAGTCGATATTTTTCGGTCGCTGTTTTTATCTTTGAAAGATTTTTTAATGATAATTTACTCGCTCTCATCGTCATCGCTTATTTTAGTGGGAACCATTACATCATCATCAAATTCTGCACTATCACGAATAATCGAGGTCAGTCCGTCGTCGAGTTTCTCTATGCCAGAATGTCCTATAAGTTTTCCGTCAGGGTCAATAACAGCTAATCCGTGCTTTTGAACAATATTAATTGCGTACTCGATGGTGTCAAAACCTAAAACTTTTTCAAAGGTATCAGTCAACGTTTTAGCCATAGTCACTGCGTCTCTATGATTCCAATTTCCGTTAGGTTCAATTGTTATGGCAATCGGCCGGCCCGATTCATCTACAGAATCTATCCGACGGCGAGAAATCGGATAATTAGTCATCTGTTCAATCTTTTCGAGGTTTTTTAGAGTAATCTTTAGAGTCTTCTCTCGGATTTCTCGTAAAATGCTATCAGTGTAAGCTTGCTGCTCTTGAATCTTTAAAAGCCAATAGGCTTTCGCCCGCTCTTCCCATCGATAGTTTTTATGCGCTAACTGCCAGTCATCGGGGACAGTTTTAGCTCGTTTAAATTTAGTCTTCTCTATCTGTTCCCCAGAAGCTTCCCCGCAGTTACCGTAGGCTCGATTTAAAGTGCGATAGCCTGAAGGAATAGGAAGGTAAAAAATCTGAAATCTTTCAAACCAGTCAGGGGTTTCTAGTTCTTGCCGTTCCCAGATAGGATATTTGGTAAACTCGATTACCTCTTCATGAATAGAGTATGTACGCTTTCTGCCTCGATTAGTGACAACCATTGGTTATTATAGTAGTAGAGTTACTTAATCTTACATCAATCATGACAGATAAATTAGAAATTGAGTATCGACGGCTTTGCGACCTAAAACAACTAAAGGGTAATTCCAAAAAACACGCCACTGAAAACACAATAGCTTCAATATTGGAGTTGGGGTTTAAAGACCCAATTGGCTACGATCCGAGCTTAAACGGCGGAAAAGGGGGGATTACTGAGGGTCATGATCGGTGTGCCGCACTATTAGCAATTAAAAAGCGCAAAATAGATCGACCTAGAGGTATAGATATTGACAATGATAGGGAGTGGATGGTTCCTATTTTAGTAGGAGTTCACGCTAAAAATGAGGCTCAAGCTATAAAATACTCGATTATTCACAACCATTCTACGATTCACGGGGCGGGGCTTGACCTTGCTACGGAATTAAAGCTTTTTGATACTGACTTACTAATTAGCCAAGCTGAATACCTTGATGAAAGGGGGGAGAATTTAGGAGTAATCGGCGATTTAAATTCAATCCTAGAAGCTTTAAATACTTCAGATAATTTAGATAATTCTGATAATTTTGAATCGAATATAACAGATAATTTTTCGGGAAAAAACAAAGAAATTGACATCGAGGGTATGGATGGGCAAATGATAATTAAATTAAGTTATACAGAAAATGAATACTGGCAAGTAAAAGAACAATTAAGTAAAATAGCATTGACACCCGAACAAGCAGTATGGAAGCTTTTAGGTAATGACTAAACATAAATTTGCATATAAGTGGAATTTGTCAGATGGATACCCAGCACCCGGAATTGAAAAACATGGGTTAAAAGTATCTGGTACTTTTATCTGTGGCGGTGGCTCGACTATGGGTTACAAGTTAGCAGGTTTTGACCATTTAGGAGGTGTTGAAATAGACCCGCAAGTAGCTAATATATATAAAGCTAACCACAATCCTAAATATTTATTTATTGAAGATATAAGAGATTTTGCTGATCGTGCAACTCTTCCCGATGAACTTTACAACCTAGATATTTTAGACGGCTCACCTCCCTGCTCTTCATTTAGCATGGCAGGAAATAGAGAAAAAGACTGGGGGAAAGAAAAAGTATTTAGGGAAGGTCAGGCTAAACAGCGACTTGATGACCTTTTCTTTGATTACATACGATTAGCAAAAAAACTACAGCCAAAGGTCGTTATCGCTGAAAATGTTAAAGGAATTATTCAAGGTAATGCCAAAGCGTATGTAAAGCGAATAAAAGATGAATTTGAAAAAGCAGGATATAAAGTACAGTTATTCCTCTTGAACGCCGCAAGCATGGGAGTGCCTCAAAAACGTGAGCGAGTGTTCTTTATTTGTCAAAGGAATGATTTAAACTTTAAAAATCTAGAGTTAAGTTTTAATGAAGAGCCAATTTTGTTTGGTGAATTTGGAACAAATGAAATTGGAGAAGCAATTAAATGTAATTATATAAAAAAACTTTTAAAAAACCCTATAACATCAACAGGTGCGTTACAAACACATAAAAAAAGTTTAAATGGCAAAATCGGCGGTATTGGATTTACTTTTGTTTGCTTAGAAAATCAAACGCCTTTAACAGTAATAGCAAACAAAAATAAACTAATACACAGTAACTTAAATAATTATATATCAAATAAAGCAACTTGCCTAATTGGTAGCTATCCACTCGATTACAACTTTAAAAATATCGATCCAAAGTATTTAATTGGTATGTCAGTTCCTCCTGTAATGACTGCACAGATAGCGCATCAGATTTATTTACAGTGGTTTACAGAACAATCAGTACAAAAATACACACAGTGACACTTGATAAACTGTCACACTTTGCCAACTATCTGAAAATTATCATGATATATTTAAAATATAAGCACTAAACCAAGTGCATCCATTAATTAGAGCCTCCATAAGCTACTGGGCGGATCAGTAACCGATTTGAAATAGTAGTCGGCTGGTGAGACTGGTTAATGAGTCGTTCTAAGCTTGCTGGTGTAATTCCAGTAACCGATTTGAAATAGTAGTCGGCTGACGCACGCACTTGGTCTAGTGCTTATTACTTTAAATATATTCTTAGTTACTCTAGCGATTTACTGTCACTGGATTTGGGCAAAAGTGATAACACCTAGACAAGCCTACATCTATCTAGTGTGGGCAAAAAACAATAATCTTGACCCAGTGCCTGTTACTTCCCGGCATCGGAACTATCGCTTTAGAGTGGCATCAACTACAGCAGAATTAGGAATAGGTAAAGAACAAGTCAGACAAGTTCTGGCTAAAGTCCTTGAACTGCTATCAAAAGGAAACCAAATTGAGGAGGCAACCGACCTAATACTACAAGAGTACAAAAAATTTAATTAATCAAAACCCGTCAATTAATTGACGGGTTTTTAGTTAATATTGTTAACAGATTGTTAGCAGTGTATTAACAGTGAAAAGTATTGATATATATACGTTTTATTAGTTTGTTGCTACTGTTAATAGGTTTTCCGATTCTCGTTTTTTTGTGTCCAGATTCCCTAATATAGAAAATTCTATATTAGGGAATAATTGATTATTTAATGTAGTACAACATTAATATGCCCTCGTTGACGCGAGGGACTAACCAAGTCAACCTACTGTAGAGGCTAACATGGCTGATCTAATTTTACAACGTTTTGATCACGACGGCATCGAGCTAATTATCGACACTCAGACCGGTGAAAGCTTTGCCTCAATCAAAGGATATGCTCGTATGTCTGGGAAAAGCTCCAACGCTATCACTATGCGGTTAACCCGGCTATCTAAAGAAGATAGCAAGGGGGTAACTTCTGAATCTCCAAATCACCCTCAAATTCAAACAGGGAGCGGGTTACAAGGGGGTAACACAATGGGGTTAGGATTAGGATTGCTAAAACAGGCTCAAATTCAAACAGAGGGCGGGCTGCAAGGGGTTTATCTAATCCCAGAAGACCTAATCTGTAAGTGGTTGCCAAAGGATAATCCTGAGTTAGCCTCTCAAGTGCTTAAGCTAGGAGTCCGATTATTCCTTCACACATTAGCTGGTTTTCGCGTCAAGAGCGAGGCAATTAAAGAGGTAAGGCAACTTGAGAGCCAAATCGTCAAACTAAGCGAAGAGAAGCAAATACTAGAGGAGTTGATCAAAACTCAAAAGACTATGATCGCTGACTTTAGCAGTAAAAACTCGATGCTTGACTATAAGCGGCTAGTGATCGAAGAATTACACGCTGAAAAAGAGCGCGATATAGCTAAATTCAACCTACTCGAAACCGAACGAGAAAAAGCACGGGGATGGCGAGGCGGTCGAATGCTCATGAGAAACGATAAAAAACGGTAAAAATACCTAAACCCATATAAACCCCCTATGGACTCATAGGGGGTTTATAGTTTGTTGGTTTGTAAATAGATTGTAGATAAGGTGATCAACAATAAAAAGCATTGATATATATAGGTTCTAGACTTTGTTGATGTTGTTAGCCTTATTCCCGTGTCAGGATTTTTTATCCTTTTCTTATTGTCCAGTTCGTTTATCTCTCCCTATTTTTTCTCTCCCCTGTATAAAGTGCCAACAAGATAAACAAACTTTGAAACCTATACCCTGCAAGGCTTTCGATTGTAGATAACCTTATCTACAATCGAATCACAATCCAACAGCCTTGCTGTTGACCTTGTTTGCTTTTTTACTCTACAGTTTTTTATTGTCCAGTCTGGTTTATTCTTTTATCTTTTTCCTTTATAAGACATCGACATTATCTACAAAGTCTAGAACCTTTACAGGGTAACGGTTTCGGTTGTCGATCACCCTATCTACAATCTATCTACAATGGTAACAGGTAAATATACTTAGTACATCTGCTCAGAAATAATTCTCCCACCCACTTGACTTTATTGGGAGAACGATCTACTATAGAGAAGTAAACAAAACACACAAGGATTAAAACAATGAACACTTTACAAACTAAATTAGCTCGATTGAAATCTCAACTTAAAATTACAAAAGGCAATCGTGCCAAGGCTAAGATTGTTATAGAAATTCTAAAAGTAGAATCAGCTATTGAGCAGTTAAAGCCCAAAAAAGAAATAAAGGTAAAAGATATAACTATTAAAATCCCTGTTAGTGTTTCTACCCTTAAAAAACACTGCTGCAACGTACCATCTCCTGAACTGACAGATAAAGAAATTATTGACGGATGGAAGTATTCTTTAGCTGTCCAGTCAATGCAAAGAGACTTTAAAACACAAAAAGATATTCAATGGGGGGATCGTCATCTCCTTCTACAGGTAGTTTACTGGGTTGATCAATACCAACAAGAAATGGATAAAAGGGGGTTAACAGAAAAATACTGTCTATGGATCGAGAAAAAACAAGCATTTAAAGACGAGTTTCATCGGAAACCAGAAAAGGCAATTAATGAATCTAAGGATACTCAAATCAATATAACCGAAACTCAAGCAATTGAACTCAGAACCAAACAATTAGAATTAAATCTCTTTTGTGAGATGCCATGCGTAAATAAGTTTCAAGAAGTAATCGATAACACAAAATTTACCAAACAGACCATATCTATTCTAAACAGAGAAGGTGAAACTAGAAAAGTAAAAGGAGAAGCTTTGGGCGATTATCTAATTTCTGCGGGAGAAAATGACGCTTACAGCATTCATCACATCCCAACAGGATTAGAAATAATGTCTAGTGTAGGATTTAAAACTAGAAACCCATTTAAGTATGAAAATCTAAGCGAAAAAGAAGCGGCTAGGTTAGCTGTCAAAAAGTTAGTTGCCGCTAACATTGACATTCCAGGTTCTTACTTAGAATGGAATAAGTCTAGCGCAATTGAAAAAGCAAAAATAGGACAAAACATCATAGATGCTTTTGATGACAAGGCTAAAGCTTCATGAGTACACTTATCGCTTAGTCAGCAATAAAAAACACTTAACTAAGCTAAGTGTTTTTTATTAGTACATCTGCTCAAAAAAGATTCTCCCAATCTATTGACTTTATTGGGAGAACGATCCACAATAGAAAGTAACCAAAACACGGAAAAGTAACAATCATGAACACAAAAACTGGATTTAAAAAGTTTAAAGCCAGCAAACTTCGTATTTACGAAGATGGTTACATCGGTCCCCACGGATGGTACTGGAGAAGTCACACAATTGCTAGTTTTATAGCAAAAGCTATTCAGGCAAAACACGGTCATAATATGACTGACGTTCTAAATTACACCACTATCTATGTCTCAGAGCTAGTTAAGGTTCCTGCGGGGGGTTTAGCTCGCGGATGTCATGACACACTCTACAGCGTGACGGCTTTAGTTGATTTGTCCCTAGAGTTGCCGACGGAAAAAGAGATATACGCCGCTTACAAACACAATAACGCCCATTTCAGTGGCGTAGAGGCTATAAAAGGCGGTTATCACTTTTATAGCATTTGGTAATAAGCAACTAAGTCAAAACGGGGATAATTTCCCGTTTCATATTAACACTAACAAAAACCACTATGATCTTAATCTTGTCTCTTAAATTAGAAGATTTTGAGGTTTTAAAATCTTCTATTCAGAAAATCGACAATACTGACACTAACTTAAGTCTTGTTAAGCTACAAGATTACTCTTTATCGGGCATAGGTTTGACAAGAGTAGCTTTAGTCTGTGATAAGCCTCCTCAGATAATCGCAAAAAAAGGAATCAACTTTTCTACAGAAGCAGTTATCTCTGAAACTAAATATTGTGCTGCCTGCTTAGTTTTGGGTAAATTTACAGCACTTAATACCCGAAACAAATCTGGGTACTGCTTGGAACATCGAGAACTTGATCCTAAGCGGAAACAATCTCAACACCAACGCTACAAACAAAGACGTAGTACAAATGCTCAGAAATAATTCTCCCAGATAGTTGACATTTCTGGGAGAATGATCCACAATAAAAAGTAACCAAAACACACATCAGTTATCAGTTATCAGTTATCGGTAAACAGTAAGCAATTAGGAGTAACAAAATGAACCTAGAAAATCTTGATCAATTCAGTAGCACAGAAAATTACTACAGTAATAAAAACTACCCTTTTTTATATACTGACGGAGTCAAGTATTTAGCGAAAAACGGAGCCTATTGGTTACTTGATGCGATTGCTTCGTGGCAAAGTGAACCCATTATTAAAAGCAATCAAGATTTAAGTCAGATTCAATTTTGGAAGTTAAAAGTTAATCCTGATCAGTCAGCATCTCTTATCTGCGAGCGAGATACAGATGAACCCGTAATCACTCAAAAGATACCTTTGACCGATTTTCCCATTCCAGGAATCACTCTTTATTTGTGTGATATGGGAACCGGGCAAGGTGTTTTAATTCTCCCTAGTGAGTATTAATCACCAATTATCAGTTATCAGTTATCAGTTATCATCATCAACTATTTGGGATTAACAAGTAGTACAAACGTTCAGAAATAATTCTCCCACATACTTGACTTTATTGGGAGAATTTTGTAAGATAAGACTAGGCAAACAAACACACGAGGTAACAAGCTATGACTTCTATCGAATTCTACGAAAGAGATACAGTTATTAAGCGTATTGGAGACAATCTTAATCAAATTAACCAAAGATACTTTGAGGGAAACCACGGAATACTAAGCGTCACCGATAACGGTGATTATGTTACAGTCAAAAGACAGGGTTTATCTGTTGCGGACTATGACACTCAAAAGCTTTTTGACGCACTAGAAAATTTTAGTCAAGAAGATCGAGAGTTTCTTTTTCCCTATGGACTATGGGACTATTTAGATCATTGCAAGTACACCCCACAAGAGGATCAAAGAAGTGACAACCAACTAAAGACCGATAATGAGTTATCTTTCTCTGAAAAAAGACAGGTTGCGCTCGTTGATTTGTTGTGGGGTGAACCTGACGAAGTTGATTGTTTGTTAAGTGAACCTGACTTAGAATACCAAGAGTTCAATAAAGCATGGATTGAAAAGGAAGCCTTAAAGCAGCGAATACACGATCTTGAATGCACAGTTTCTCTACTGCAAAAAGAAACAGATCAAATAACAGTTCTAAACGAATCTGTTACTCAATTACATACGCGTATTCATCAACTGGAACAGGAAAATAAGCAACTAAAAACCAATCAACCAGAAACCAAACCAGAACCTAAGCTGACGGATAACAAGGCTAAAAAACCTAAATTTAAATTACCAGAAAACTTTGCTGGCTACCAACAAGAGTGTGATGACTTAATTGATGCCTTATCCTGTTTTTACAATATCAAAAAAGGTAAATGGGGAAAAGACATTCTCCAGTTTATTCTTACTCCCAACGATACCGAAAAAGCAAAGCATCCATATCCTGACAAGTGGAAAGCAGGACTATATTTTTCGAGACGGTGGGCAGTCGATAAAGTCAATTTGTCTGACCCTGATGAATGGTCAGACTGGTACATGGACATCTATGACTTTGCTGACGCTAACGACTTAGAGATTAGTTAGCTTCTAGTTATCAGTTATCAGTAGTACACTTGTTCAAAAAAGATTCTCCCAGATAGTTGACATTTCTGGGAGAATGATCCACAATAGGAAGTAACCAAAACACACGAGGTACTAAGTCATGTCTAACGATAAACAACTAATCGAAACAACACAAATTCCTAAAATTAAAAAGGCTCAAACTTTCCGCGAAGAGATTGAGCAAATAACTCAATCTTTAGATCAGAAAGTACAAACAGTACTAGACAAATATCCGATGCTGTAATCAGTTGTCAGTTATCAGTTGTCAGTTATCAGTTATCAGTTATCAGTTGTCAGTTATCAGTTATCAGTTATCATCCGTCAAAAAGTGTGTGATTACTTTATTGGCTTAATTTTCCGAGATTTTTGGCAGTTCTGCGATCAGTGTAACCATAGGTAAATCTACGAACTACAAAAAGATAATAAAAAAGTTTGACAAACTACTTGACATACAAACATATACCTGTTATATTGGTTATATGCCAACAAACACAAAAGAGGTTACGATGAAATTTAACAGACAAGCACCTGGTCACTACGTTGCAGTAGCAGAAAAAGTTGAAATTAAAAAAGGTATTGGTGTCAATAAAGATAAATGGTTTTGCTATTTTCCTGATGATAAAGTGTCTTACCGCCGTAGCTATGAAGCGGCTAAGGCTTGGTCAGAAAAATATATGGAAAAACTACAGACATACAATGTCACAGTCAATCGAGTTAAGACTGTCAAAAAACAAGCGACGACCAGTAAAGAGCAGTCTTTACAACACAAGTTATCTCGCCACCTAAGTTATGTAGTAGGAGCGGAATCGTTAGGCTGTGTCAATACTGGGCGCGCCGCTTGTATAGCACATTTATCTGTTAACGGAAAATCCTTTTATGTAGTCGGTTTTGAGGGTGCTGTTACTGACACCATTTTCGAGAGAATTATCTTTAAAATTAAAAAAGATTTACAATCTGGTTTATTCCAAGATTGCTATCAGACCGAAGTATGGGGTAGCGTTTCGGTTTTTAAAGGTTTCAAAGAAGCTGAAAAAGCTTATCGTAAAATGGACGACAAAACAAGAAAACAGAATGAGAAAGATCGTCAAGCAATAGCAGAAGCAAAAGCAAAAGCAAAAAAAGGAGACATAGAGGCTATGTTTACACTAGGAGATTATGGAGTTCTTTAATTGTCCCAAATGTCAATCACAGAGAATCTCTAAAAAAGGGTTCTCTGTGTCAGGAAAACAGCGTTATCGCTGTAAGGATTGCAATCATCATTTTACTGGCAATCCGGCAGGAAAACCTCCCCACCCTGATTCAATGACTAACGCCGAAAGATGTCGTCGTTATCGGTTGAAAAAAAAACAAAAAAACACTCCCTAAAACCAATAAAAATAAATTGTTATAATAGCTGTAAGGATAACTTACAGCTATTTTTTAATGATTAACTGGAATCTAGGAAAAGACTTAGCTACTGAAGCTTTTGGGGAAATGGTGTCCGAATTTGCCCAAGAGATTAACTTTCAGATAGAAGATACTAAATGGAACTGGCCACGGGAAACCGTACGAAAAAATGGCAGTGTAGTCGGCTCACCTCGGGACATTGTAGATACAGGTGAGCTAAAAAATAGCCAATTTATTGAAGATGTATCGGATACTTATAAAGTAATCGGTTACACTGCTGATCATGCCGCTCTTGTCCATGAAGGGTATCAAATAGAGCGTAACGATGGGACTGTGACAGATGTTCCCGCCCGCCCATTTATCGACACGGCTATAGAGGATTATAATCCAATTGAGGCTTATAGTGAAATCTTAAAGGAAAAATTAAATGAGTGAATCAGAATTAAGAGATATTTTATTAGGTATTAGAAACAATTTAAAGATACTTATCGGTACTGACTTAGGTAAATACGAAATAACAAGCCCTACAGGGCAAAATTTAAAAGAAATTGATGCTATTTGGGTAGAGCCCCCTGAATTACCCCCTAACTATAAAGTAAAGCCCAATAGTGGAATTGAGGCAATTATTCAGAGAGAACCCGACCCCTATCACGAAAACCTATTGGGTTACACCGTAGGCATAAATAACTATTGCATTACCTTGAAACAGTACAATCTAGAGAAATCCTTAACACCGGTGATCGAGAGACTTAAATCATCTCGCTACTGGAATTTTCTAGATCAGCCGCGCCTAACCCCCTATACCAAAACTTCTGAGGGGATTATCAGACCAAAAGTGACCTTTAAAATCACTACTGCTAGGCTTTTAGGCTTCTAGAGTACACATTTACTAATCTTTTATAGTACAATGTAACTAGAAAAGTTTAGTCAGTGATCAGAATGTCGAATCAAATTCTAGAATTAAATCGGAGTGACAACCTCACCCCTAGCCGTGATACGCGATTTTTTATCTCTAGCCCTTATGGTTTTGGAGAGGGACCTTCCACACGAGTAGCCGATTTAGGTGGTGCAATCGTCTTAGGTGATTCCACTCTTACCGTGGCGACTGGGGGTTTTGGCCGAATTTTATATGCTGGCACTTTAATTTATGTGGGGACTGCCGGTGATTATGTAATTGTCCGAACAAAAACGACAACGCTAACTCAGACAGCAATCCAGATCGAACCTTCCAAAATTGCTGCTGCCCTTGCGACTCCCGCTCAAAAATGCACGATTAAATCCTGGGTTCCTTTTGTGAGTGCCAAGACCTTTAACGTTGACACCTCCTCTACTGAGGTTACTGATTCCGTCTTTTGTGAAATGGCGGTGGAGAAATTTATCTCCGAAATCATGAGTACTGGGTCGGTATCGGGTGCGCTTGTATTTGGTGATCCTGGACTTGAAATCATAAAGGCCGCAGAGCAAAAAGGTGATCGAATTTACCTTGAAATTGTCTATATGGGACAGCGCGGCGGCTTAGGTTTTCAGACAAATGTTAGCCAAAATGTTAGTGGTGAAAAAGGTAATTTCCTACAAGGAAACGTAACTCTAACTATTAGTGGCAATGTGTTTGACATTAAACCGATGGCAACGTCGCCATTCTCTCCTAATGTAGCTGATGACCTCAATTAAAATAGTTAAACTTCTTGTCGATGAAGACCAAGAGGTAATGTTAGTCAATTCTAGAATAATCAATAATTACCTCTGGTTTTCTTTCGGTACGTTTGATCGAGAAATAAGTCAGCAAGAAAAGATATTAATCGAGCCACCAGACGGAACAGAAAATCAAAAAAGAATACAAGTATCTGTAACCCTTGATCCTCTGTGGCTAAATACTGAACAAAGTGCAAAAAGAAATCAAAAGGTAAAAATAAATGGCGAAGTTAAGCGTATTGGGTAAATTGAAATTTAATGAAACATTCTTTTTCCCTTTAAAAAAAGAATGGATTTGTTACATTGAAGGCAATGATGCTTTATTAGAAAAAATAGACACAATTGCTACAGAAGAAAATGGAGAGATTGGAATCAAGTTTTTAAAACGATACGGGATTAATCCAAAGGAAAATGAAACAGTCAAGGAATACTTAGAGGCACGGGAAAAAGCTGACGAAGCTTATCTTGAGAAAATTAAAGCTATCGGGCAAAAAACGGGACTATCCACTGCTGAAATTGAAGGAGTAGTAGTCAATGATGGTTCGATCCGAGAACGAATTGAACAGGTCATGGTTGATGCCCTTGACGGGGTAAAATCTGACAGCGTAGAACAAAAAGTAGAAACCGCCGCTATCGTGCAGCAATCAATTTTAAATAATCGCAAAAAAACAAGAGAACTAACAAGAGAATCTATAGAACTTGTAGAGCCTTATCTCGATGAATTAAACGCTTTATTTAAGGATCGGGAAACAACCTATGCAACTTACAATAAAGCCTTGTTAGCTAACTTTCTAGGTAGTCCTCGACGGGTAGTTAAACTCAAAGATAAATCTTCTGTTGATTTCACCATACAAGACATTAATGATATGTCTCAATTTATGGTAGTAAAACTCTATCAAGACTATCTCTGGCAAGACATAACCCAGTGGCAAAACCCAGAAACTGAGAAACCAGAGCCTGAAAAATCAGAATCAGAATCAACGGAGGATGACGAAAAAAACGAATAGATGACGCAATTGATGCGCGGTTAGAAGCAATCGCTAACCCCATTAATTGGGAAGAAATCTATTACAAATGGTGTGCATGGGGATTATCTATGGAAGAGTGGGAAGAGTGGCCAGGCTGGTTAATCCTAAAAAAATATTCAGGGATTAATAAAGTCAAATGTGAAGAGATTAATTCACTATCAGACACAGTCAGTCAGATTGCCGCCATGGTTAACATTTACTTAATGGCTCAATCAAAAGAAAAATCACAGTCTCAACCTCCAAAACCCAGTGATTTTCTTCCTTTCCGGTTTAAAGAAAATAAAAAATATTTTCTTGATCAAGAAACCGCTCAAATCCTGTTAGAAGCCATGAAAGCTGGACAAGTGCCAGTCTTCGCCACTCAAATAATAGTCGATTGCGGACTATACGACGAAATAATTCAATTAGTAGGGGAGAAAAGCTAGTGTCTTTATCACTTGGTACTTTAGAAATCGGTCTAGGGCTAAATACAGCCCAATATGATAGCGGTATCAAATCGGCTAAAGATCAGCTTTCTTCCTTAGAGCAAAAAGTTATTACTCCCAAGGTCGATCACCGTCCGTTAGATGCCTTGAACCAGCATCTAACGGACAAAGAGAATCATTATGATAAACTTAATAAAAAGATTATTGCTCCTAAAGTCAATCACGTTGCATTAGAAGCATTAAACGAGTATTTAACTGTTACAGAAAAACGCATCGATGAATTTAATAAGAAAGTCATTAAAGTTCAAGTTGATGACACAGAATTATTGGCACTTCAAAAACAATTAGAAGAAACTCTTGCTTTACAAAATCAAGTCATTGAGTCTTCTAAAGAAACTACTATTAAGCCAACAACAGACAGTCAAAATCTTACAAAACTTCAAAAAGACCACGAAAAAACAAATATTGCACAAGAAAAAACAAGAAAAAAAGCCAATCAAAACGTATCAATAACAACAAGTAATCAAAATCTAACAAAACTTGATCAACAGCATAAACAAACTCAAATCAAGACAATACCTGTTACAACAGAACAGCAAAATATATCTCAAAGACCTGTTGCACCAGAGCAGCAAAATATATCTCAAAGACCCAATATTCGAGGTGGTGGGTTTAGTGCGATGGTGGCCGTGGAGTTATTGTCGCAAATTTTGTCAGGATCATTGACCAAAATTTTGTCAGCAGTATTACCAGCAATACTAAAAGTTGTTGAAACTAGAAAGAATTTTGTCAGTGCAGTAATGTCAATGCCTGCCAACTTTTTAAAGAGCTATTCAGAAGGCGCGGCTTACACTTACGCGGATATATTTACCAGGAATAATATTAAAGCTTTTGACAAAGAAGCAGGAACAAACTTGTACGAAACTGGTGGATCCGATCTCGGTAAGCTTGCTGGGAAAACAGTTAGAAAAGGCAAAACAGTATTAAACGAGCATTTAGAAACTGAATCGGCACAAAAAGGTTCTGAGGCTATAGCAGACGCAACTAAAAGAACAAAAGAAGAAATGGCAGAATTAAAAAAGTTAGCCATTGAATTTTATAATACTCAAGACCCTAGTAAAGCACAAGAGTTAGCAGAACAATTGCTAAAAGTATCTGATTCAATGAGACAAGTTGCAATGTCTCCTATCGATACTTTTGCTAATGCAAGAAAAGAACTAAAATCAGGTGAGTCTATCGCAAAAGCTAGAAAACAATCAGCAACAGTCCAACTAGACGAAAAAGCTGTAAGTGAAGCAAAAAAAATAGTTTTTGTTTCTGGGGGTTTTGCTGGTAAACAGGGAGAAGGAAGCAAAGAAATTGCTGAAAATCTTCAACCAAAACTAGAAGATGGGGTTTTAGTTATCCCTATTGCTAATAAAGCAACTGATTTAAGTACATCCATTAAAGATAATCCTTTGAAATGGGCTGGTGAAGCAGCCGCTCAAACAGTGGGGCAAGGATTGTCAGGGACTAACGAAGATTCAGTTTCAATGCTTGCTGCAGTTATCAAGGCTAGAGAATTAAATCCTAATGCTCAAATTGATTTACTTGGTTATTCTGCTGGGGGTTTTGTTTCTGAAGGTGCGACTAGATTAGCAAACCAAGCTGGTATTGAAAATATAAAAGGGGTAGCAATAGCTACCCCGTCAATGGTCGGGACTACTCAAATGGATAATTTTTCTCGTTATATAGGAGAAAATGACCCTATTAGACTAGCAGAACAAACTATGGGGGCATCAGATGTATCCAAGCAAAGTCAAGTTATTTCCGATATTGCGTCACATTCTTCTTCTGACTACCTCGAAAACGCAGAAATTATCAAGATATTGAATAAAGAAGTTGATAAATTACAGGAAAATATTGAAGATATTCCTGATCAATTAGAACTATTTGATATGTCATCTTTGCAATTAAAGCAAAGAGAATTAGTAGCTATTGAAACACAGCTAAAAGAAGTCAAAGAAGCTACAAAACCTTTAGAACATTTAAAAGTTGATAGTATAGTAGCAACCAATATTCCTAACATTAAATTAGGCACTGAAGAGAAATCGTTTGAGATTCCTAGTATTAGTTCAAAAAATAACCCGTCTAAAAATATAACAACCAACAATATTGTTAGTAGCAATATAGGTGTTAAAGAAAAAGAACTTGTGTCGCTGTCTAAACAGACAAAAGACCTAAAGTCTTTAATTCAAAGTAATCCTGCATCTGCTGATATTGTTAAAGCACAGGCTCAATCTGACGCAATTAGAAAATGGTTTAGTGATCGTTATCAAAAATTAAAAACATTAATAGATTCTGGTGAATTAGACCAAGCAAAAAAAGTAGCTAATGAAATATTAATTGCCAAAGAACAAGCCTCTTCTGATTTAGAAGACATACTAAAATTACTCAAAGAAGCTGGACAGCCCACTTCTATAGCTTCTGGGGGAGTCGGTGCTTCTGTTCAGTCTGCAAAAGGATACTTAAGTAGTACAGGAAAAAAAGTTCAGACTGCTCAAGAAACAATTGGTATAAAAGAATTATCTCCTATTAAATCAGGACTAATTCAACAAATTCAGAAAACTGGTGTCGATACTACTACAGTAGGCTTTAAAACTCTATTCGCAAAGGCTATAGAACAATCGGCAAAATCAATAGCTTCTGGTGGGAATAAAGAGTTAATAGAGGCTAATTTAGAGAAACTAATCTTAAGCTTAAATCCTGTTTTAGCAAATAAAAATAAGACTAAAGGACTTGGCTCTGACATTATAGAAGGGATAAAAATAGGAATTAAAAGCGAGTCTGGTGATTTAGATGCGGAAATGCGGGAAATTGCTTTAACCTTACCGAAAACAATTAGAGATACACTTGAGATTCAATCTCCATCAAAAGTTATGATGCGAATTGGTCGTGACATCAAAAGAGGTTTAATACTAGGACTAGATGGAATAAAAACTGAATTAAAATTTAAGGAGATAGAGATAAAAGATTTTGTCGGGAAAGTAAAATCCTTAGACCGTGAATCTTTAAAAACTAATGTCCAAAAAGCAGGGAAAAGAATTTTTAATGCACTTCCTAGTAATGTAAGAAGTGAAGTAAAGTTTAGACAATGGGAGATGGAAGAATCTGCTAAACAAATGCAACCCCTAAACCGTGAAACAATAAAAACAAATATTAAACAGGTAGGGAGAAAAGTTTTTAATATTGGAGGGATTCTTGATAAAATTGATGATTTTAAAAGTAAAAGTAAGTTAGAGCAATTTAGCACCATTGCTGATAAAGTTGAAAGATCACTTGATAAATTACCAGAACCAATTAAGAAAGTTGCTGGACTAATAAGAAACGCAATATTAGGTATGGTTGGTTTTAACGTTCTTGAATCAACTGTTGGTTTATTAAATAAATTTGGAAAAGAAGCTTTTCAAACAGCAATTGAAGCAGAGCGGTTAGAAATGGCTTTATCCTTAACCACAGACGACGCTGAGTCTGCTTTATCTAGGCTAAAAGTACAAGCAGATAAACTTGGAACATCTTTTTTGTCTTCTGCCAAAAACTATCAGCAGTTTAGTGCTGCTGTAATGAACACTTCACTAGAGTTTCAAAAAGATAAAATTTTTGAAGGAATAACATTAGGATTGGCTACTAGAGGTGCTAATTCCCAACAGCAAGACAGAGCTTTACTAGCTATTACTCAAATAGCTAGTAAAGGTCGTGTTTCAATGGAAGAACTTAACTCTCAGTTAGGTGAAGCAATGCCAGGCGCGTTACAGATTGCCGCTAGAGCTTATGGTGTAACGTCTCAAGAATTTATTAAATTAATTGAGTCTGGATCAGTAGCATCAGATGAATTTTTGTCGAAATTTGCAACTCAAACTACTTTAGAATCAGCAGGAGGGATTAATGTAATTAATGACACGGCTTTTGCTCAAGTTGCAAAACTTGAAAATCAATTAAACTTGCTTCGCGTAGAAATGGGGAAACCTTTATTAGAAGTGGCTAAATTAGGGATACCTACAGTTATCAGTGGACTTAGGACTTTAGAGGATCATGGAGATAAAATTGTAGCTACTTTTGTTTCGATGGGGATTGTCGTATCGGGTGTATTTGTTCAAATGTTACACAGGCTTGGTCTTTTAAAGTTAGGGCTAAAAGCACTAGGAGTTACCGCAGCATCTACAAAAGCATCAATTGCACAAATAGGTATAGGATTTGTTAAAGGGCTAGGATGGACTGCTTTAGTCTTTGGTGTAATGGAAGCTTTTAAAGGGCTTTATCAATACATCAACGCAGGCTCCGAAGAGTCTAAACGATCCCTTAAATCAACTCAAGAATCGTTACAAGAATTGAGACGATTACTAGAAAAACCTTTACCTATACCTAAAGCTTCTACTGTTGTAACTGATAGTGCAACCGCAATTCAGCAATTTAAAAACAACAGAGAAAGAGATAAAAGTTTAGAGTTTACTGCGGGGGGACTAAGTAATACAACACAAATCTTAAAATTATCAACTGACACATTTAGTGATACAAAGATTACCGAATTTACAGGTAAACTTGACACATTGCGACAAAAAGCGAAAGACCTCAAGATAGATGAAATCATAGCTAGTGGAGATGCTGATGTTAAAAAAGCTACATCTGTTCGTCAAGAAATTGCGAAAGTAAACAAAGAAATACAAGCTTTAACGGAAAAATACTTTCCTCAAATTGGGCTTATTGTTAATGAGATAGCATCTACAGAAGAAAGAATTACAGCAATTAAAAAAGTTTTAGATGATCCAGAGTCTTCTAATTCTCAAAAAGATAATGCTAGTATCCAGCTAGAAATTACTGAAGTTCAACTTAGAAAATTAAAAGAATCGCAAGAAAAATATAACGAAGCAGTCAAAGAGAATTTAGTCAACTATCAACGATTAACAGAACAAATAAATAAAGTAGCAAGAGCTTTATCTAATATTGAATTTGTCTCTAGTGGTCGAACTATTTTGTCTGAAACAGATATTAAACGACAAGTTTTATCTGGGAACCTGAAGCCGTTTGAAATAGACTTGACCGTTAGAGAACAGAGCCTATCTATTGTCAAGGATCAGTTTAATTCGCTTAATGGATTACTGGCAACTAAAGAAAAAGAATTACAAAACACCCTAACAGATCAAATTAATCAGCGAATAACTGAGTTAATGCCTGAATTAAATGGAATAGATTTTAGAACAGCATTACAGCAGGGAAGTGTGTCACCAGAAGCTATAGGTGATCGGTTACAACAGTTGGGAGATCAAGCGCCTTTTGAATTAAACCAGGTATTAGAAACAGCTAAACAGCAAGCATCTATTAGACGACAAACTTTAACTATTGATAAATCAATTGTTGATACAGAACTAGAAATTGCTAACGCTAGACGAGAGCGCGCAAGAAATGCCAGACAAGCATCAATAGTCGGTGCCAATGTCAACGAGAGAATTGCTACTTTAAGGCAATTACCCTTTGGGGGGCCAGCCGCTTCCTATCAGGATGCCTTATCAGAAGTTCGCAACCAAGAGAGATTATTAGGAGAGGCTTATCGTCGATTAGAAAGTGCGTCAGACGACCCTAATGTGATTCAGCAAGAGGTTGATAATACCCGATTATCCCTAGAACAAGCCCGCGCTAACCTATTACAGCAACAAACATCACTACAAGACTACTACCGCAACCTTGACCGTCAGATAATCGACTTTAATCGTCAGATTGAGGATTACAGAAGACAGATTGAAGACGCTCAACTGTCAGCATTTAAAGAGAATCGTTCCCTATCTGAAAGTTACAGTGATTTAGTCAGAGAACTCGATAAGAACCTCTTAAATGCCCAAAATCAACTATTAGATACAACCGATAGAATCAGGGTGCAGCAAGTCAAAAACCGGTTATTAATACCCGGTACAAGCGACGCTGGTAAAGAATTAGGTGACATTTTCCTAGAATTTGTACAGGGACAAGCTGATATTGCTAGTCGCGGACGCACCTTCCAATCCCGAACCGAGGAGATAGAAACTTCCTATATCTCTACCCTAAGAAATATTCGTAACTTACAAGAGCAACAGCAAGAGGCTGAAAGAAACCGACTAAGAACGATTGAGGATATTAAACAGACTCAGGAAGACCTCAATCGTACTCTAGCTGATTTAATCCGACAAACCAATAAAGAATTAGGCTTTATTCCCCAATCAATCAAGGATATTGTCACAAATCTTAATACACTTCCAGAACCAATTAAATTAATCAATTCTGAGTTAGTGGCTATTCCCCCAAATATTAAGACTTCTGGAGAAGACTTAGTAAAAAGTATAGAAGAAACTGCGGAGGCAATTAGAAAAGCTAAGGAAGGTTTGATACTACCAGCACCTGGTAATTTCGCCCCTGCTCCTGTGTGGAATGGGGGAGGGTTTTTACCGCCGCCGCCTGCTTCATTTTCCACATTCCCCACATCTTCCACGCTACCCTCTACACTAACCCCTCGCGGACAGCAAGCATCTCAATATTTGAATAATCCTCAAATCAGAGCTTTTCTTGATCTTGTTGCCTATGCAGAAGGCACTGATTATATGCCTAATGAAGGATACAACACTTTATTTGGACATGGACAATTTGTTTCTTTTAGAGATCATCCACGACAAAGAGTTTCAAAAAACGGATTAAGGTCTGACGCTGCTGGAAGATACCAGATAATGCAAGCGACGTGGGATGAAGAAAAAGCGAAATTAGGATTACAAGATTTTTCACCGACATCTCAGGATTTAGTGGCAATAAGCCGGATTATGATGAGAGGCGCTTTAGATGAAGTTTTAAAAGGTGATGCAGTGGGTGCTTTATTTGCCGCTCGTCAAGAATGGGCATCTTTTCCTGGTGCTGGATATGGGCAAAAAGAAAGAAACAAAGAAAGTTTAGCAAGAAAATATCAAGAAATTGTAAAAAAATATGAACAACCTTCCTCCACTCCATCGGCTTCTACTTCCTCAACTATTTTTGTTCGTCGTTCTGGACAAAAAACTCCTGAAGGACTAGAAATCCTACGGTTTGATTTAATAAAAGATGGTAAAATAATTGATACTGTTATCGGAGGAGTAACAGGAAGACCATCAACGCAGTCTGCAATTGGCACAAATAAAACTAATATTCGTGGCAGTGAAACTCCACTTCCTGACGGTAATTGGTCTATTGACGCTAACCACGCTTCTCGCTATCTTCGACAATTTAATTCTGGACAGTTTAGAAATTATAATCCCAGTCAAATTCCACTAGGAACTGTTGGACCTGCGTGGATAGGAGCCGAACCAAAATTCTCTACTGGAAGATCACAAATCGGATTCCATTTAGACGATTTAAAGATTGGCAGCGCAGGTTGTATCGCTTTTACTGATCCTAGTCAAATTGCAAAAATTGCTAACTGGGTAGTTCAATCAGGAGCTAATTCAATGTTTGTCGATCTTGACGGCAAACAAACAAGTCGCGGCGGTCAAGGTGGTTCTAGAGACTCCACACCTAACCCTTCTCCTGTCCCCTTGCCCACTTCTGTTCCTGTTTTACAGCCTCCCCGTGTTTTAACAAAAGAAGAAACAAAAGAAGGAAAAGGTGGTCCAGAATATAGTAGTCCCCCACCTATAGCCCAATTACCAACTTTACCTAATCAAAATCAAGATAATTTCTGGGATGCCGATTTACCACCGGTTCTTAAAGACAATCCGATTAACTTCCAGAGTCCTAATTTACCTCCCGTTCCCAATCTTCCTACAGGTAATCTTGGCGCAGCGGCTGATCAAATTCGCAACGCTGAAACAGCCAATCAAAACGCTGAGGAGTTTTCAAGACAGCTAGAAGAGCAACAAAATCTAAACAATGCTCTTGACAGATCAATGAAATTTAGACAACAGCAAGAGGAAGATGCCCGTGCATTAGAACGCACTTTAAGAGATGCTTCCGAGAATGTCGCTGATTTGACTATCAACTCTAAAGGGTATCTGACAGTACAAGAAGAAATTAATAAGAGTGCTACAG